CGAGCGGCTCGACAACAGCTATTCTCCTTCCTGATGAGACTCCTGCACCACCTCCGCCGCGCCGTCCGCGCCGTCCGCCGCCTGGTCGATCCCCGCGCCCAGGGCATCCGCCGCAGCGGCCAATGGCGGGCGCTGGAGCGGCGGCACCTCGCCGCGCACCCCGAGTGCGCCGCCTGCGGCAAGCGGGGCCGCGGCAACCAGGTGCACCACGAGGAGCCGGTCCACAAGAACCGGGCGCGCGAGCTGGACCCGACGAACCTCATCACACTCTGCAAGCGGCACCACCTGGTCTTCGGCTACGCCGATTGCTGGGCCGGCTGCAATCCGCACGTCCGCGGCGACGCCAAAACGCACCGCCAGCGGGTCGAGAGCCGCAGCGCTGATTAGCGCTCCTCCTCCGGCGGAAAGACGAGATCGACGAAGGCCCTCTCCCACCACCGTAGGACGACCCAAAGCTTTCGCCACAGCCGGCTGCGGGGCATCAGCGCGCCGGCGCCTTGAAGCGCGCGCGGTTGCCGCCCTCCGCCGTCGATCGCGGCAGCGGCGCCGGCCCGGATTCTTGCCACTCCTGCCGCCGTCGCAGCGCGCGCCGGTACCCGGGCATCGACCCGTCGTCGGCCATCAGCCTCGTGCCGCAGTGCATGCACAGCGGGGCCGTGGGGTCGACGCGGCCGCCGCAGGCGCTGCACTTCGGGCCCCATTGGCAAAGCACGGCCACGAGCCAGCCCAGCGGGCCCAAGAAAAAGCCCAGCCAGAAACCGGCCCAGGCGGAGCCCCGCAAAGCGCCCAACGCCGCCCCGATGCCGCCGCCGACGACGATCCAGCCGAGAAGGATTTCCATGGTCGCCCCCTTTGCCTTCAGCGCCGGGTCGAACCTGGCAGACGCCTCCGCGTGAGGCGAAGAATGGGGAACCGCCTGCCGGATTCGCTTGGCCGCGTGGTTTGCAACCCGCGCTGCACGCCCGGACGCCTTCGATCTTATCCTCGGCCGCCCGCGAAAGCAAGAGCTCGGGATCACCGGCAGCAGCGGGCGACGACGTAGCCGGCCACTGTCTGCCCGGCAGCGGCGGCGTTGGCCCGCACGCGCTCCAGTTCCGCGTCGGTGAGCCGCAGCCCGAGGGCCGGCTTTTTCTTCTCGGCCGCCGGCAAGGGCGGCCGGCCGCCGGCGTGCTTTCGTACGAGTTTCGCTTTTTTCATGTTGATTCCGGCATCGCGTACCGCCGGCGTATCTCCGCCTCCAGCGCGTTGGCAATTCCGGCCAACCGATCGTGCGCCACCTGCGCCAGCGTGGGTGTGCGGCCATCCGCCTCGAACTCCCCGAGGCGGAGGACGATCTTGTGAAACAGTTCCAGCCCGTCGAGGGCCTCGTTGCCGCCGGCCAACTCGGCGCGGATGGCCCGATTGATGGCCTCCCGCGCCGAGCCGCTCGTTTTCCCGTATTTCCGCCGAAGCTCGCGTAGCGGCATAGATTTTCCTTTCGCGACAATAGGCAAGACTGTTTCAATCCGGGCATCCTGCCCCGCGCCGTGAAGGCCGGCGAACGCCCATCCTCCTACACCTCGTCCCCGCTGCCGAAGATCACCTGCATTTGGCGGCCGATCTCGGATTCCGTCGCGGCAAAAAATACGTAGTTGCCGCGGAGGTGGCATACCAGCCCCATCAGGCCGGCAAGGCGAAAGAGATCATTGGTTCGCACGTTCTCTCCCGCATTGGGGCCGGCGGCCGAGGGGTTCACGGCTCGATAGCCGATACCGGCCCAGCCGCCAATCTTCACGCCGCCACTGGCCATAGCGTGGCGAAAAATGCGGATGGCATTTTGCTGGATCGCATCCGCCTCTGCCGCAGATGCCGCCTCGCACGCCTCCTCCGCTTCGGCCAGCGCGGTATCGTACCACGCCAGCAGCGCGGTACGGCGATCCGGCGATTCGATTTCGCCGCCGCTGCGGCCATCCGCCTTCGTGATGCGGTAGCGGCCCTTCTCGATCCGATCAATCCGCGCTACGCGCGGCGTAAGGCACTCGCGGTAGAGCGGCACGCCGCTCAGCACGCACACACCCGCATCGGCTTGGCACTCCAGGCCTGTTTTCGCCTGCACGTGGCCACCAGCAATCAGTACTTTCTTCTCGGCGTTCATGCGGCGCCTCCTTCGCGGCGGGCCAATTCTTCGCGGAGCTGCTCGGCGGTGAAGCCGCTGAGAGGATTGGGATCATCGGCGGATTGGTTCTGGCCGGCCTTCCACGCCGTGTAGGCGGCGGCCTTGCTCGCCAGCGGGGTAAGAGCGCCGTCCGCGGCCACTTGGAAGAAATCGGGGGGCGGACAAATTGGGCGGCCGGAATCCCGCCCTCAGGCGGCCTTGCGGCGCTTGGGGCGCCGGACGGCCGGCGGCGCGCTGCGCGGCGGCCGGACCCGCGGCGATCGCTGGCGGCCCATCCATCCCAGTCCCAGCATGCCGCCGGCCATGGCGACGATGCCCAGCGGAAGTTGCCCCGCGGCCAGGGCCACCGCGCCCAGAAGGCCGACCCCGAGCCAAAAGCACCACTTCGCGATCTCCCACTCGGCCATGGCCGCCTCCCCCCTGAGTTTTCCAGATTGCCGCCTTTGACTGTTATCGTCCTTCGGCGGATCGGCTCCCAGCGCCGCGGCCAAAACGGGCCCTCCCATTGCGCCGGCGGGGCGTCTAGGGGACGGTCGCCGGGCTGCGCGCCCGGGGGCCCGATCGCTTGCAACGCAACAGGCGCAATGCTAGGCTGGTTTTATCCGAAATTCCCGGGAACCGCGGACTGTCGATCCGAAGGTTGCGGGTTCGATTCCCGTCGTCCTCGCCTTACCACTAATGGGGCATGGTCCAGACGGGCTCTTTTTTGCGCCCCCTCGTCCAGCCCCACCAACACGGAGGGTAGGACGATGGCGGAAAAAGCAACGCTCGAACCGCACGAACCTAGGACTGCGCGGTTAATGGCAGAGAATGCCGCGTGGCAACGATCCGAAGCTTTTGCGGCGCATGCCGCAACAAGCGCGACGTGGTATCTGCTTGACCGTCTTTTTGATCTCTGCCGGGGCTGGGACCGAAGATGTCGTCGAGCCGACGGCACGCCATGGCATGCATCCCATTTTGCTGGCGCCTTTAAACACCGCCAATCCGAATTTCGGCAAGCCTTGGACTTTGCCCACGAAGCATACAGCGCTGCGGCGGGTGTGCTTGAACGTTCCGACGGCGGTTGCGCCAGAGATCCCGCGAGCTGCGGTGCTTACCAAAGTGTTCTGGAATTCGCGGATATGGTGTCGGACGAACTTCTCGTTGCCCATGATTTCGCGACAGATCGCGACGGCGGTACCGAGCCGCCGATTTGGCGACTTATAGAGTACGCGGAATCTTTCGGCGATTCGAGGCTTGACGATCTCCGCCTGAGACTGCGTCACCAGGCCCGCATCGTTCTGAGCCTGGCGTATTGTCCCCGAACGCCGCGCGCGGAGGACGAATCGCCACCACCCTGAAACCACGCGGGCCGGCAGAGCGCAGTCGCCCAAGGCCAACGGGCCTTCACACGATCGCATGAACAACTCTGCCGGCCCGCTATCTTTTTCGGACGCTGCAAAAAAAATTTTCAGGGCCAAGAAACCCTGGAATTCTCGGGCTTTTCTTGTTTCTCCGCCCCGCTCCGCGGAAATTCTTGCCGGCGACCGCTTGACACGAACGCGGACGGCGATCTAAATTGCTCGCGTTCATTTGACTCGCAGTGTGAAGATCGTTGGCCATCTTCGCCCCTCACTGAGGCTCTCACCTCAGGTCTGGTCGAGGTTGGCCTGAACAACCAGCCCGGCGCCTGGCCGACGTCGCCGCACACCGGCCTAAACCTGGGGATTTTCCTGCGCAGTGCCAAGTCGCGGCCGGGGGTGAATGACTTGCCTCCCGGCCGCGGCTTGGGCTGCCCCTTTCATGCAACCGACTTGAAAGGAGCGAAGCGATGGCGACCCTCTTCAAGACAGGCGGCGCGGCCCTGCGCTGGCCGAGTCGGCCGCGGATCGACGAAAGCGATCTGGCCCGGCGGCGAATCTGGCAGAGCCGCTGCGGCGATTTCCGCGTCGAGCACGCCATCTCCCACTACGGCCTGCCCGACGTCTGGCGCGTGCACAAACGCCGCCAGGACTCGAGCGGCTGGTGGGACCTCGTGAGCACGCACCGCAAGAAGCGCGCAGCCTTCCGCGCCGCGGAGCAGGCGGCCAAGAAGAGCGCAGAGGAAGGATTTCACGCAAAGGCGCAAAGGCGCTGAGAAAGGAGAAGGGGAACACTGATTGCCGCTCATCAGCGCTGATAAGCGCGGATTAGCGTTCCCTAAACGGCTTTCAAGGAGACAAAAAAAGGGCGGCGGCCCGGTGACACCATGCGGAAGGAAGTGAGGCTTGAGACTGTAGGCGTGAGGGCCGGCTACGCGAATGCTCCCCTCAGGTCTGTAGCCTCTGGCCTGTAACCTTTCTCCGGCGGGCCGCCGCCCTGACAAACAGGAGACGCTCAGGTGGATTCTAACGCGCCAAGTCGCGGCGTCAAGGGAAAAGGGACGCCGGGGGATTGCGGGATTGCGGGATTGCGGGATTGCGGCTCCGGACGGCAAATGCCTAAATCCCCGCTCGCTAAAGCCGCTCCCGTGCGGGCCCGCAGCTACCAATACGGCGCCGGGACCAGCCTGGCCGTCGCGTCCGATCTCGACGACCGCTTCATCGTGTGGATCGACACGGAGTGGGACTTCAAGCGGCCTTTCCTCAGCCGAACGCTGCCCCCAAGAGCGACCTTCGGCGAGGCCCAGGCGGAGCTGGACCGCTTCGCCCGCCAGAAGGGCCTGGCGCTTGTCAACGAGGAGCCGGCGTGCCGCGTCTGCGGCTGCACCTACGCCCGGGCGTGCGTGTGCGAAGAGACCGGCGAGCCCTGCCACTGGGTCGAAGCGGACTTGTGCAGCGCGTGCGTGGGGAAGGAAGACGTTCATCACCGAGATGCGGAGGCCACGGAGAAGAAGGATCACGCCAAGGCGCAAAGGCGCGCAGGAAAGGAGGGCTGAAGGCATGTGGTCGGTGCAGTGCCAGAACCCGGGATATTGGCTCGATCCGCCCGGAGTGTGGATCGAGGATGAACGGAAGCGGATCATTCTGGATTCACGCCGCAGCCGCGGTCTTTACGTCATTCCGGAGGCAAGACGCAAGATCGAGGCCGTGCCCGAGATGGAGCGGGCCCTGGCCAGCATCTTGGTGCTCATCCAATGGGGCATCGAGGAGGAGGACCGGGAGGCGATTAAGGGGCATTGCCGCTCGGCGCTGGCAAAGGCATGGGGCGCTGGCGCGAACAGCGAGATGATTCTGGCTTGCCTTCGCGGCTTTGCGCCTTTGCGCGAGACCGTGGGCAAGGAAGACGTTCACCACCGAAACGCGGAGGCCACGGAGGAGAAGGATCACGCAAAGGCGCAAAGGCGCGAAGGAGGAGGATCGTGAGCGAGCAAAAGATCGAAGAGGGCTGGGGCGCGCCGGCTTGTAGTCGGAAGTGGCATTATTTCCGCGCCGACGGCATGTCGCTGTGTCGCAAGATCGGCTTCTACATGGGGCCGCGCGAGCAGGGAAAGGACGATCATCCGGACAATTGTGCCGCCTGCAAGAAGATTCTGGCTTCCCTTCGCGCCTCCGCGCCTTTGCGTGAGACCAGGGGCAAAGAAGACGTTCACCGCCGAGACATGGAGGCCACGGAGAAGAAGGATCACGCCAAGGCGCAAAGGCGCGAAGGAGGAACCGCGGCATGAAGGCTCTCACGATCTGCCAGCCATATGCGTCATTGATCGTCGGCTGGGATGGCATCCGGCTGGACGACCTCAAGCGGGTCGAGAATCGGCCGCGGCCTTACAGCCACCAGGGACCGTTGCTGATCCACGCCGGGCTGTCCACCTCCTGGCTCAACACCTGGGATGGAGTGCTGCCGCCGACAATGCCCTTCGGCGCGCTGCTGGGGATCGTCGACGTCGCCGCCTGTCTGCCGATTACCACGATCCGTTGCCTGACGGATGGCACTCCCCTTTCCTGGCTCAAGCGCCATCGGCACGCCAGCGGGCCGTATTGCCTGGTGCTCGAGCGGCCGCGGCGCTTCTTGACGCCGATTCCACGTCGCGGCCAAGTCGGACTCTTCGAGGTCCCCGAGGAGGTCTTTGCCGACGCCGCCGTCTTGGACGTCGACGAGGGGACCTTCACCATCGCGGAGGCCACGGAGGAGAAGGATCACGCCAAGGCGCAAAGGCGCGAAGGAGAACGGGCATGACAGACCAGGGCCAACCACAAGCCAACTTCGATGTGCCCGCCGAGGCGATCGGCCTGGCGGCCTTCGGGCGCGGCTTGACGCGGCTCCTGGCCCAGGAGCATGATCTGACGGCCAAAGAGGCTCTTATGCGGGCGTCGCTGCTGCTGACGGCCGCGGTTTCGCTGCTGGTGGCCACCACCAGCGAAGCCCGCGCCTTGTCGGAGCTTGGGCAGCATCGCCTGATCGACGGCATCACGGCCAAGGTGCGCGGCGTCATGGCCGCGGAACTTTTGTTTCCCGAGCGCTACCAGGAGCAGTCCCAATGAAAAGATATGGCTTGCGCTGTGTGATGTGGGTCGCCGCCATCGCGGCCTTCGCGGCCCTGGTCTGGCTGGCGGCTCACGTGCCACTGCCGGACACCGGACCGCAGGCGCAATGGGACCCGCCGGCAGCGGAGGGCAAACGATGAAATCGAAGGGCTTCGATCGTCGGAGGGCCGCGGCGAAGGACGGAGAGCATCTGGAAGCCTGGGGACCAGCGGGCCGATGTCATGGGCGTGCACGCCTCGTGATGTCCAGCCACTGCGAGACAGGCCAGCGCTATGCTTTCCGCCCTTCGCCGCGGCTCTTCGCCGCCGCGGGGGCCTCGGATGTGCAAAAGGAGTCGAGAGCGAAGGGCGGAGGAGCGGCGGACAGCTCGCATGTCTTCCTTCCCGCGGCTTTTGCCGCCCTTCGCCCTCCGCTCCCGCGCGCGGGACAACGGAGAGGGCGTCTCCGCTTCAGGCCGCCCTCCGGGTCATTCAGCCGCGCGCGGGACGGAAGGCGGCGGGCGGCAGGGAGAGTCAGGCGGCCAGAGGGGCAAAAGCGCGGCCCCGCACCCGCCGCGGTACGAAAACCTGCCGCCTGCCGCCCTTCGCCCCCGCCGCGGTCGCGGAGGTACAAGGCAAGAAAGGAGTGGGAGCATTCGGCGATCGTGGCCGCCAGCACACGGCGCGCCGCGATGAAGAATCTGCGACTGATGATTGTCGGATTTGCTGTTTTCAAACGAGGCACCCAACTCCGCGGCCGCGGCGGCGGCGAAGGAAGGAACTAGGGACTAGAGGCTAGGGACTAGGGGTTGGGAAGCAGGGAATCATCTGGAAAGGAGGCGCTTGGTGAATTGGCTCTTTGCGCTGTGGATCGGCATCGGCATGGCCGTGGCGGCCGACGTGCTCTGGACGATGCGCCGCCGGCGACGCCGGCAGCGCCGCCAGGGCGAGGCGATGATCTATGGCTACCTTAAAAGCGCGACGCAAGAGGGAAAACCGAAAAGCCAAGACGCCGGCCCGGCGGCCGCCGAAGCGCCCCGCCAGCGACCGGCGCTGCCGCCGCCGCACATCGGCGAGACCTGGCACCTGGGGCCGCCGGTGGGCATCGGCGCCAGCGTGCACCGCAACCTCTACTGCGAGCCGCTCGGCGATGAGGGGCCCTTCGCCCTGGTCGAGTTCGACGACGACGAGGGGCGCAGCCGCGGCCGGCTCATCGAAGCCGCCCCCAAGCTGCTGCGCATCGCCGTGGCCTGGCGCGACGCCATCCAGCGGCAAATGCAATTGGGCCACGCCGGCTGCGAGTGCCTGTACCGCATGATCAACCAGCAGCTCAAAGAGCTGGGAGAAGAAGCCGGCGATGGGAAGGATGAACGATGAATTGGCCGCTGTTTTTGTGGCTCTTGGCGATGGTTGCGGCCTTCGAGGCCGGTTCGATCTGGCGGGCGATCGGCGGCAAGCGGCCGCAATTCGCCCGCGGCCGCTGGGTCGAGGCGCGAAACGCTGCCGAGGCCGCGACCATGGCGCGGGCCCTTTGGCCGTTGGCCCCGGCGGTGAAGGCCCGGCGAGTGGCCGAGAGCCTCTGGGAGATCGCCCCGGTCGGCAAGCCGCCGGCGGAAGATCTCTGGCGCCGAGGCGCCCGGGCGGGAAAGAAACGCGGACGATGAGGGCAAGGCGGAGATACGGGAACACTGATACGCGCTCATCGGCGCTTAGCAGCGTTCCCTTGATTATGCTGGAGATTTAGCGGTGGACTGCCTCCAGGCACGGACGAGCTTTGCATCACGACACGGCGCTTGGGCCGGGGCCGTCCGCCTTTTTCTTGAGGGGACTTTGCACCATGGCAGACGACCTGTTTTCGCAAGCCGCGTCACCCGATCTCCAGCCGCCCGCCCCGCCGGCCCCGTCTTCCCCGCCGCCGCGGCGACTTGCGTATATACAATACGCAAGTCAGCCGGCCGCCCAGGCGGAGGAGCCGCCCCTGCGCACCCCGGCCTCGCCATGGCCCGACGCGCCGCGGATGCTCTACAGCGAGGTGGTCACCGCCTACCTGGCCCGCCGCCAGGCCGACGGCCACCCCAAGCGCACGCTCGACGGCGATCGCGTCGAGGCCTGGTCGATCCTCCGCTTCTTGGGCCGCGACCTGACGCTGGAGGCGATCCGCAAGCTGCACCCGAACCTCTTGGCCGAGTGGATCGACTGGCTCCGCCAGACCGAGGCCACCAAGGCGCGGCCCCGCTCGCTGCCGCGCGATTTCTCGCCGGCCTCGCTGGCCCGCGTGCTCGCCGCCCCGCCGCTGTCGATGGGCCGCCCGCGCCGCGAATCGACCATCATGCGGCACCTGCAGCACGGCCGGCAACTGATCGCCTGGCTGGGCCAGAGCCAGAAGCTCGACAGAAAACGCATGCCTCGGCCAAGAAAGCTGCCGCCGATGGTGCCGGACTTCGACGAGATCGCCGAATACTGGCGGGGCGTCTTGCGGGGCCGCCAGGGCGACGCCACCAGCGCCGAGCGGCGGCGGGTCGTCCTCAGCCAGGCCGCCATGCTGCTCTCGGGCATGCGCAAGGAGGAGGCGCTCTTTTGCGAGCGCGGCTGCCTCGAGGGCCAATGGCTCTTGTTGCGGCCCGACTGGGTGAAGACGGGCGTGCCGCGGCTGGTCTGCCTCAACGGCCAGGCCCTCGGCATTGCCGCCGCGCTGCAGGGGCAGCTCACCTTCGGCTTCGCCGCGGGCAAGCGGCATCGCGTCCTGGGCTGGCCGTGGAGCCTCTCGCACTGGGACCACACGGTGGCCGCCTGCGGACTGCAACCGTTCGCCAAGCCGCAGCAGACGATGCGGCAGCGCTGCAGCTCGTGGTTGCGGAAGCGCGACCCGGACGCCGAGAGCCTGCAACTCGGCCACGGCGGCGGCGGGGTGGTGAGCACCTTCTACCTGGACACCCTGCAGGAGCTGCCGGCGATCATGGCCGGCCTGCGGCTGCCGGACCTGGCCGTCGAGGGTTTTCAATGGCCCGCGGCGATCGAGGCCTCGCCGCGGGTGCCGCGGCGGCTCTACGAGGAGCTCGACGCACTGTTGAACCAGCGGCGGGCGGCGTGAAGCGATAGGGACGTTTTTTGAAACGAGGGGGGCTTTTCCTGAAACGAAGGAGCGACACGATGACACTGGTGCTGTCACGGAAGAAGAATGAGCGGATCGTGCTGCCGGCCCTGGGCGTGACGATCGTCGTCAGCCGGATCAGCCCTGACCGCATGCAATTGGGGATCGACGCCCCGCGGGAGATCGCTGTCCTCCGCGAGGAAGTCTTTCAGCGCGAGCGCGATCACCTGCCGCCGCCGGCGGCCGTGGCGCTCGCCGCGCCGGCCGCGGAGGCGGAAGCGGCGGGGAGGATCTTGCTATGACCGTGGAAGGACTCATGCGACTTTCCGCAACCGTCTGGGTCAACCCGGCCCTGATCACGGCGGTGACGTGGGAGCCGCCCATCTTGGGCGAGGGCGTCCAACTGCGCATCTATCACCCGGCCTCGCTGACGGATTATTTCGTCGTCGCGCCGGAGTGCGAGTGGGACATCATCAAGGCCCTGGGGATCGAGCGGCCGGCGCCGGCGGCGGCGGAGGAGCAAGCGGCGGAGGGGCCCGATTAGGCGCGGCGGAGCGGCCGCGCACAAAGCAAGGAAGGAAAGGATTCAACCGTGAAAGACGAGCGGCAGGACGTCTCCGAGCTGCTGGCCGTTGCCGAAGGTCAGCACGCCGAGCGCGTGGCCACGCTGGAAAATCTGCGGAACCTGACCGAGGCGCGGGCCAGCTACACCGCGGTGCTCCTCTGGGTCCACTCCCGCGGCGCCATTTCGCGCGCCATCGTCGCCGACTGGCGGCAGATTGCCGATTCCTCCTCGGTGCGCCTCGGCAAGCGATCCATCCAGGAGGCCTTCAAGTTCTGGCGCGCCCTGGGGGTCTTGAAGGTCGCGCCGCGGTATGATAACAATGGATCGTTGATCGCTCCGCTCGCACAACTGGACTGGGGCGCCGTCCTCGGCATTGTGACGGGCCGGCCGAGTGCCGCCGTGCACGAGGTCCCCAGGGCGGGGCAGACGACCGACGCGGAGGGCCGGCGGTTCCCTGCCGGCCCTCCGCATTCTCGTCCCTCTCCGGAGAGCCCGGCGGATCAATCCCTTGCCCGCCGAGAGCAGTTTACACCCTCCGGCCGGGCGGCCCAAGAGCAGCGGACCGACGCCTTTCCCGCCTTCGGGGGTCCTAGCGCACCGTGCGCTACCCCTAGCGCACGGTGCGCTAGGGTCCTTACCGCCGACGGGGGTCCTAGCGCACGCGAAACGCTCTTCCATGGAACGCACGCGTGGCGTGATTGGGAACGCGTGCGCGCCTGCACGCACGGTCTTTCCGTTTCCGTTTCCGAGTCCGTCGTCGACGACGGAGGCGCGCAACGGGACGCGCCGGCGGCCGCGGTCGAGGAGCTGGTGGCCGAAGCGGCGCGGATCATGGGGCTCGATGTGTCGGCCGGGAAGATGCGGCGGCTGGTGACGGCCTCCGCGGTGGCCGCCTGTTGGTTCTGGGGCCGCGACTGGCTGCTGGCCTCGGCGCGGATCATGGGCGAGGACATCAAGGCCGGCCGGGTGACGCGACCTGTAGGGCTGCTGCCGTGCATCCTTGCCGAGCAAGCGATCGCGCTGGGCGGCATGCAGATGATCGAGGATCAGCGGTCGCGGCTCTCGCGCTTCAACGCCATCCTCGGCCCGATCGAGCACTACGTCGATCGCAAATACCCGCCGCCGGCGGCGAAGCCATCGCAATCGGCGCCTGCCTCGGCGAAGGAGCGCGCATGGTGCGAGCTGTCCAAAGAAGAAACCGCGGCGCGACTGCGCGAACAGAGCGCGATCATGCGGGAGCTGCAAGGCAACCTCAAGGCGCAGCGCGCCGCCGCGCACTCCCCTGCCCCGGGGCAGGGCGGCGGCACGGACCAAGAAAAACCCTTGGAAACAAGGGCCGCGGAAAACGGGGGAGAGGAGCAGCGACAGGGCGAAACCGCCAAGGATGAAGGATCAAGGATGAAGGATGAAGGCGAGGCCATCGCGGCCCACGCCGCCGTTTGCGGCGCGGGCGCGACGGCGAAAGTTCCGCCCACCGGCCCGGGGCACTTTTATTTGCCCGGCCGCACGATGCGGGCGCGGCCGCCGTAGCCGCGCGACGTGTGAGGTGTCCCCCGATGCCGGCCGCTCGGCGCGGTCGGCGCCGGCCGGTCCGCCGCGCCGACTCCGGCATGGCAGGACTCACGCGGCGGCCCCGGCCGGATTTTCGAGAAGGGATTGGGGATTAGAAGGGAGGTCGACATGCCAAAAAAGATTCTCACGCAAAGGCGCAAAGCCGCAAAGGCGCGTGGAAAACCAAAGGGGCCGGAACTCAACGGCGTGCACTACACTAGCGGCATCAGACAATTGACCATCGCGCTGTGCGGCAAACTGCGCGCGGCCGTGGAACTGGTCAACGACCGCGGCGTCTGGCACGTCGGCTTCCTGCTGCGGATGCCCAAACACTCATTCCTGCGCGGACCGCGGGCCGACGAGGTATGCTTCCATGCCCGCCGCGTGGCGATCATTCACGGTTGCGGCCTGCTGCTTGCCGCCGCCAGGCAAGCCCAGCGGGAAACGCTGAATCTCCAGCAGCGCAGCGCGCTGGATCGGTTGACCAAGCAGATCGAAGCCGTGCGGGAAAAGTTCCGCTTAGCGATTAGCGATGAGGCCGACCGCCAGGCCCAGCGCGCCAAGAGAGCAGCCCGTCCGCCGAAACCCAAGCCCCAAGACCGAAGACCCAAGGCCGCCGCGGCCGCTGCGCCTTTGCGTGAGACGGCCGCGGCCGGAAACGGCCAGTCCGCCGGCACGGCGCTGGTGCCGCTGCCCGGCCAGAAATCCTTTGCCGTGCTCGAAGACGGCCGGCCCGCCGCGCTCGGCCAGCACGAGCAGGAGACCCTGCACCGCTGCGAGGAGACAATCCGCCAAAACCTCCACGGCTTCATCGAGGTGGGGCAGGCCCTTCTTACGATCCAGCGCGAGCGGCTCTACCGCGCCAAGTACCGGAACTTCGACGAGTACTGCGCGGCGGAGTGGGACTTCGGCAAGAGCTATGCCCACCGCCTCATCAACGGCGCCACCGCCTTCCGGGCCATCGAGGCGTCGCCAATTGGCGACAAGAACCACCGCCGCTCGGATTTGCCGGAAGGGCACATCGTGCTGCCGGCCACCGAGAGCCAGGTGCGCCCGCTCACCAAGCTCTCCGACCCGAAGCAGCAGGTCGCGGCGTGGCGAAAGGTCCTGCAAAAGGCGCCCCGGGGGGCGGACAACGTGCCGCGCGTCACGGCCGAGATCGTCGAGGCCGTGGTGGCCGAGGTCGTCGGCGAGCCGACCAGGAAGGCGGAAGGCGGAAGGCGGAAGGCGGAAGGAAACGGCCATGCGGAGGAGGCCCGCGCGGAGCCGCGGGGGCGCGAAATGTCCTGCCGGCTGCCGCAGTGGAAAATGGAGGAAGCCACGCTGGCCGACCTCGATCGGCAGCTCGAAGAGACGGTCAAGACGTACTCGCTCGACGAGCTCGACGAGCTTTTGCTGTTGCTCCGTAACCTGGCCAGCCGCGTGGTGGTCCTGCACGCGAAGTGGCGGCAAGCAGGGGCCAAGAGCGAACGGGCCGCGCAGAGGCGCTAAGGCGCAAAAGGAGGGAGGACATGAAGCATCCCAGCAAGAAAGACTTTCGCCGGCTGCCGCGGCGGCAACAGCGGCTCAGCCTGCTGCGGCGGCTGGACTTCCAGCGGCGGCAGATCGAGGATTACCTCGTCGACCTCCGCATCGCCCAATACTACCACGGGCGGAAGCGTTTCCCCGACGAGCCGGACATGGTCGCCCTCTTGGCCCGCATCGACCGCGAGATCTGCGAGATCAGGGATTCGCGTTAGGCGGCCCGGGCGCGCACCGCTCACTGCAAAAAAAGGGGCGTTGCGCCTTTTTTCCCCAAGCGACTAGGCGGCCCGCTGTTGCGCCGCGAGCGTCCGCAGCCGCTCCTGGCAGCACTGCACGACGTAGGCCAGGTCGTCGGGGTTGAGATCCGCCAGCCGCTTGAGCACCAGGTGCCGGGCCGCCTTTCGCCGCGAGGGCGGCGCGAGGCGCGGCGGACGCAGCTTCGAGACCTCCGCGCGGACGGCCGCCGCGGTGGGCTTCTGGGCCACGATCCGCGCCCAGAGGGCCTTGGCCTCCGCGGCCTTGGCGGCGCGAACGACCCACAGGCCGGTCCGCGGCTGCCGCTTGATCAGGGGCAGCATCGCCCGCAGCGTCGACAGGGGCAACCCCTTGGCGGCCTTGTAGCCGAACAGATGCGCGAGCCAATAGAGCGCCACGACGCGGTTGACCCGCAAAAGCTCGCCGCGCAGTCCCTCCTCGCGGAGCCGCTCCACGATCCGCCGCACGGCGTCCGGCCTGGCGACGGCGTGGCGGGCCTGTTGGGCGATCCACTGGTCGGCCAGCCAGCCGAGGCGCACGACGCGGGCCGCGCTGCCCCGGTCCGCCTCGAGCCACTCGGCCACGAGCCGCGAGAGGGTCAGCTTGGCGGCCGCTGGAAAAGCGGCCGCTGCGTCCGCGCCGGCCGGATGGCTTTCCGGGAGAGGCGGCGCGGACGCCGGCGGCGCGTCGGCAGACTCGCTGGAGGAAGGATGCCGGGGACCGGCCGGCTCGGAAGGCGCGTTTGCCGACTCTTCCTGGGGCGCAGACCCAGGCACGAAGGACGCGGCGCGTGACGGGGCTCCAAAGTGCAACGCCCGGCCGATCAATCCCGTCAGCCCGCCCTGATCCTGTGCGTCCATCCCGCCCTCCCCGCGCGAAAAAGAAAAAACCGCTCCCCCAGCAATCTATCGGCCGGTCCGCCCGCGCCGGCTGTGGCGTTTCTGCCGGCGGCCCCAGGGCCGAAGCGGGGCGGATTCGGCATTTTTGTCCCGCAAGGGTGCCAACAGTGAGCTAAACTTTTCGGACTGGGAAAGCCCTGCCTCCCCCGCCGGTTGTCCGGTCCCGCCATGTGACGCACCAACCTTCTTCGCCGCGCGGCGTGACGCCCGGTTCCACGGCCGAGACGTGGAGCGACGACTCCCCGGGTACCTGTTCGCGCGGCCGCGGCACCCCTGAGCCCCGCTCCTATGGCCCGCGGCCGCGCGATCTCTTTCCAGGGCGGAACGGCAAGGCAACAAAACGCAACCCCGCAGTGCCGCCATGACCAAGCTCCAGGCCGCCAAGGCCCTCCAGCGCCTCAAGGTGATCGAGGCGAAATGCAAGGACCTCTATGACGAGCGCGACGCGATCGAGACGCGGTTGATCGAGGCCGTCCGCGCCAGCAAGACCGAGGCCGTCGCCCTGCCCGACGGGGCGAAGATCACCCTGAAAGACAATTTCCAGGACCGCGACGGCAATCCAAGCAACGTGGCCTTCAAAACGGCCGCGATCAAGCGGTTCCAGATCCAGGTGAAATAGCGGCTCGCCCGCGCCCGCCATCAGGCCGCCCGTACGACACGACAGGCCGCATACCGGCGGGCACGGGCACAGCCCGTGACGCCGAGACCACCATGAGCACCGCCGCAGAGATCGACGCTCGCCGCGCGGTCGGCTGCCGCCGCAGCGATCCCTGGAAGGGCGACGGCCGGCGGCCGCTCGGCGTCGACCGCGCCGGCCTGGAGATCCGCGACGGCGACATCCTCCTTTGGCGGCCCACGTCGCTGGTGGGCCGGATTATCGCCCAGGGCACCGGCTCGATCTACTCGCACGCCTCGATGGCCGGCTGGTGGAACTCGGCGCTAATGAACGTGGAGATGCTGCAGTTCCGCGGCGGCCAGGCGGCCTGCCTGAAAAAGCAGGTGCGCCGCTGGCCGGGCTGCTGCGACGTCTATCGGCCCCGCTCGCCGCTGTATGCCGGCGAGGACGCTCTGTACCAGATGAAGCGGCTGATCTCGCAGCCTTACGGCTGGCAGGACTTCGCCTTCATCGTGGCGCACCGCTATCTGCGGCTGCCGCTGGTGGATCCGGCCGACTCGATGGACCCGGCGAAACCGCGGGTCTGCAGCGCGGCCGTGGCATGGGCCGTCCGCACCGGCTGCGGCCTGCGCGTGGACCAGCGCGCCTGCGACGCCGAGATCGTCCCCGGCGACCTGGCCGACGAGGAGTTTTCCTCTTACGTGCTGACGCTCGTGCCGTAAGGATGAAGGATCAAGGATAAAGGATGACCATGCCGCGACGCCAAACCGACGTATTGCTGGCGATCCTGGCGGCCGCTTGCGGCCTGACAATGCTCGTCGCCCTGCTGGCGATCGCCGGGGCCGTCGGGCCGGCATTGCCCGTCCGGCCGGCCAAGAGCTACGCCAATGATCGCGCCTTCGGGGGAAGCTGTTTGTGGCGCGCCTGCGAAGACATGCTCGCGGCCAATGGGCGCGAGGAGGAGGCGGAATTCTGGTACCGGCAATATTTCGGCGGCGCCTGCGCGGCGGACGCGGCGGCGGTGGCCCGCGCCCGCGGCCTGTGCTACAGAGATACCTACCGCGGCGATGAACAGTTTTTGGCCGAGTGCAGCGATGCGGGGCTGGCCGCGGCCATCCACTGGCCGGCGTCCCACTCGCGGCGCTGCATCCATGCGGTGTCGTTTCTGGGCTTCGACGCCGACGACGGCGGCGCGTGGATCCTCGACAACAACGATCCCGACCAATTGCAAAAGATTCCCCGTGAAAAGTTTCTGGCCGCCTGGCGGTCCGCCGGCGGCGCGGCGATCTGCATCCTGCCCCCCGAGTTTTGACGTCCAACCTCCCAACTTTCGCGATAGGAGTTCTGCCCATGTTCTCGCGTCTTTGTGTGATCCTCGTCTCTTGTGCGGCGCTGGTGGCCGGGGCTTGCCTGTGCGCGGCCGCCGCGCCCGCGGCCCAGGGAACCGACGCCGTGGCGGCCGTCTGCTCGCAATGCGACACCTGCCCTTGCGCCAACGGCTGCGATGGCTGCGGCAATGAAACTTGTCCCTGCCAGAAGAGCCAATGGCGGCATCCCGTACTGCACGCGCTGGTTACGCCCGCGCCGCGGACGGTCAACGTGAAAATCGAATCCACAGTGCCGGCCGCGAACGGCCAGTCGCAAGGGCAAACCGCAGCGCCCGGCCGGGGCCCCGGCCAAGCGGCCTTTTACGTGGCGATGGCCGTCGTCTGCGCGCTGTCGGCCCTGGTGACCGCCGGCGTCCTGTTCCGCGCCAAGGTGCGGGCGGCGACGGCCTGAAGGCGACCCGAAGCCCAACGTCCCTGAGTCCCAAGATCCCGGTTTCCCCCCAATTCCCTGCCCCTTTTTCCCTCGGAGATATCAAGATGTTCGGACTGAAAGAAGTGTTGATCCTCGTGCTCGGCGTCGTCGCCTCGTGTAGCGTGGTCGGTTTGATCTTTAAGGGGAAGGCCCTGCTGGTGTCGATTGCCCAGTGGCTGCTCAGCCTTCACGACGAGTTGAGCGCCAAGGGTTTTCCCCACCTCTCGCTGGCCGCTCAACGGCTGGCAATCGGCGATTGGGCCGGCGCGATCAAGGAGGGCCAATGGCTACTCCGCCAGCTCAAGACGCCCAAGAGCGCCCTGGCGCTGTTTGACGAAGTGTTTCAGAAGCAACTCGCCCTGCGGCTGGCCGATCCGGCCGAATGCGCCACCATCGGCAAGAGCTTGATCGCCTGGCAGACGGCCAATCCCACGCTGGCAAAGGCCGCCGGCTTCACGGTTGCCGCCGTCTGAGACGCCGCCGCGAATCGGCGCGGATCGGCGCCCGGCGGCCGGTAGATCCGCCGCCGCCGATCCGCGCCACGCGGCCGTTTCTCTTTCCCGCGCGAGGACGCCCATGCTCTTGCTGATCCTTTGCCTCGTCGCCGGACCGGCGTGCTTCCTGCTCGGCTACGAGCAGGGCAAGCGCCGCGGCCGCAGCGAGCTGGACAAGATCGTCGCCGACATCGGCCGCCTCTTCCGCGACCTGGCCGCGCAGTTCCGGGGCGACGCCCCGAAAAACTGAGCGCCCCGGCCGCAACGCCCATCGCAGAGGACCTCGCCATGCACGCCGTAACACAGGTCGATTGGAACGCCGTCTACGCGATCGGCGCCTTGGGCGTGATGCTCGGCGGCATCGCCTGGCGGATGTCGCGGCGCTTTAGCAGGCTGGAGGGCAAGGTGGACCTGGTGGCCCGCGGTCAGCGGCACCTCCGCCGCCTCTTCGGCCTCCATGACCGGCGCCTGCGGGCGCTGGAGCAAGGGCCGTCTGCGCCGCCGTCGCTCCCGGGCCCGTTTGCGGCGGGGGCGGAGGGCGAAATCCGTTATCGCCGCTTCCCCGTCGTCGAGGGCTTCGGCCGGGCGGCGACGTCCGCCGCCGGCGACGCCGCTCAAGAGGCGACGGGGCCGGCAATCTAGGGGTCGCTCGCCATGCCGATCCATCCGACGCGCGGCAGCCGCAACGCCGATCGGCGGCTCGGGAACGATCGCCGCCGCGCCCGGCGGCAGCGGAAACGGCCGGCTGCGGAGGCCGCCGTGAAACGCAAACCCCAAACCGGGACGAGCTGATGGCCCTTACCTTCACAGCCAAAGCGGGAACGAGCGGCTCGCCGGCCAACTGGAGCTCATCGAGCACCTGGACCGTCACGGGCTCGGGCGGCACCTCGACCTATCCCGGCCAGAGCGAAAACACCGACATCGTCGTGATCGGCAATTACTACGTCACGCTCGACAGCAGCGTGCCGGCGTCGATCACCATCGCCAGCATCAGCTTCGGCAGCGGATGCCTCCAGGTCGGAGGAGGCGCTGAGTAATGAGCAACACGATCCTCGTCGGCACGATCAGCGGCGGCAGCAACGCCTCGGGCTCCATCCAGGTGCTCGACGGCGCGAGCCTCACGATCGGCAGCAGCGGCAGTCCCGTGACGAGCATCACGGCCGGCACGGGGCCGTGCATCACGGCCACCTCCAGCGGCGACGCCACCTCGCTGGCGATCTACGCCACGACGATTTCCGCCGGTTCGGCCAACGGGGCGCACGGCGTGTCGCTGCTTTCGAGCAACGTCACCCTGTCCATCACGGCGGGCACGATCAGCGGCGGTTCGGCCATCGGGGCGTATGGTTACAACGGCGGCACCTACTCGATCGGCAGCGGGACGATTTCCGTTTCCATGCACATCATCGGCGGCAGCGCCAGCGGCGCGCATGGCGCGGTCAGCGTCATCGGCAGCGCCAATCCCACCATTTCCGGCAGCGTCATCGGCGGCGCGGCGGGGGCCTATGGGCTCAGCCAGCTATCGCAAAGCTGCACGATCTCGACCACGATCGGTGTGAGCGGCGGCAGCGGCGGCGCGACTGCCTACGGCGTTTACATCGCCTCGGGCGCTACGGTCACGATCGACGGGAACGTCTCGGCCAACGCCACTAGCGGGGCTCCCGGCGTCTACAACGCCAGCGGGGGCACCCTGAACGTCAACAATTTCAATTCCACCACGCCTGCTATCCTCGTACCCAGCGGCGCCTACAGCGCGAGCAGCGGATGCGCCATCCTCAACGCCGGCACCGCGGCCGAGTGCCAGTTGACCGGCGTGACCATGACCATCGGCAACAACGCCGGGACCGGCACGCTGGCGGCGCCGGCGGTCCAGGGGCCGTTCACGCTCAACTCTTCGCCGCTGAACGGCGTGTCGATTGCCAGCACGACGTACTACTTCAACAGCTACCCGAGCAACCAATACAGCGATCCCGGCGTGGCCAACGTGAAGACGGGCACGACCTACTCGTACCAGGGCAGCAACAACAAGACCGGCACCTACCTCCAACCGCCGCGCATTACGAGGTCGCCCACATGAAATTCATCCTCCCCCGCGGCAGTTACTATGCGGAGTTCGTGACTTCAGGCTCGTCGGGCGCGGCGGTCAACGCGGATTCGCTGCCGACGGCCGAGGCGACCAAGAACGGCGCCGACGACAGCGGATTTTCATTGACGGTGGCCAACATCGACGCCGGCCGCTACAAGGTCACCGGCACCGTGCCCGCCGGCTACACGCAGGGCATGATCGTCCAGGTCTCGGTGGCGGCGACCATTTCCACGATCGCCACCAAGCAGGTGATCGACGAGTTCCAGGTCGGCCCCGTCATGCTGCCGGCGAGCGGCTCGATGCCCGAGACGCCCAACACCGAGCAAATCGAGTTCGACGGGAACGGCATGGTGTATGCCGACATCAACGCGATCCAAGGGGACGGGTCGGTCGAACGGCTGCTCTGCGCCCTGGTGGGCCTGCAATGCTCCGGCGCACAGACGGCATATCTCTGGCCCACCGGGCTGGACGCCAACGGCAACGCCACGTTCTCTTCGACGCCGCCGGGCGGCACCAACGCCGCTTCGTACCTCACACTGACGAAAGTCAGCGTCGGCGAGGGCGGTTATGCGTGGACGTTGAGCCTCAACGGCACGGGCGGCCCGCACGCCTGGGTCAGCAGCGGGGATCTCCAGGCCGTCTACAGCGACAGCGGCTCGCCGGCAACGACGGTCGACGTGTGGCTGGCCTCCGCGACGGCATATTTGGGCCAGCTTGCCACGCTGGCCAACCAGGCCACGGCGTTGGGCATCCTGCAAAAGTTCGCCTTCGGCGCACAGATCGGCTCGACGGCCACCTATCCGGTGTTGGCCGCCGACGGGGCGGGCAATCCGCTGGCGACGGCCGCCGGGCAAACGTCGCTGACCAACCAGATCAACGGCCTCACGCGGCAGACGGCCGTGTCGATGCCCGTGGCTGCCAGCGAGTTTTTGCGGCCGGCGACCGGAACGAACGTCTACACCGTGCTGCTGTACCTTTACAACGCCGCGCAGCAGTTGGCCGATCCGGACTCGAACCAGGTCATGGTCGACGCCGGGAGCTCGGCGCTGGGGACGCAGTACAACGCGCTGCTGAGCGGGCTGTCAGGCGGCTACATGACGCGGGTGTCGGCGGGCGTTTACACCGCCAGCTTCGCCGTCGCCGGGCTCGATCAGACAACCCCGCTGCCGGTTGGCGCCGTCTATTTTAGCTTCGCCTGGACCTCCAACAGCAACGCCGGCGGCGACGCGGCCGTGGTGAACATCGTCGACGTGCTGATGCAGGCGACGATCGCGGCGGTCAAAAGCCAAACCGACAAGATCGGCACCGACGGCGCCGATTCGCCCGCCGCCCAGACGGCGCAGAGCGATGCGGCCGCGGCGGCCGCCGCCCTGGCGGATGGCGTGGCCAAGCCGGGCGACAAGATGGACCTGGTCGACGCGCCCAACGCCACGGCCCTGGCGGCGCTGCAAAACGGGCTGGGCACGGCCGCCGGGCAGACCGCGCTGGCCTCGGCGATCGCGGCGGTGAAGGACGCCTCGACGTTCACGCATTCCTTCCCCGCCGCGGCGCTGAAAAACGCGCCGATCGGCAACCCCAACGCCAACAGCATGATCGGCAGCGGCGCGATCAGCGAAGGGCTGATCATCGCCTACCAACACGGCGCCTTTTGCAATCCCGACGGTTCGCCCATCTCGATCACCGTCAGCGACGGCCAAGGCAACCCGATCAGCCTGGCCGGCGCGACGCTCCAGATGGTGGTCAACCCGCTGGGCTCGCGGAGCACCGTGCTGTGGACCTGGTCGACGGCCGACGCCTTGACGATCGCCGGCGACCAGAGCAACGTGATCCTGTTGAGCGCCGACGCCACGCACAGCGGGCAGAGCGGCACGCTGCAATACACGATTTGGGATGTCACCGCCCCCACTGCCCCGGTGCAGAAGGCCCGCGGCGAACTTCGCATCATGCCCAACCCGGGACCGAAATAGCATGGCCAGCGCGCCGGCAAGAACGTGCGGACGACCCGGCTGCCGCGGCATCGTGCGCGATGACGTGTGCAGCGTCTGCGGCCCGCGGAAGCGCGGCGGCTGGCAGGACGACGCCCAGCGCGGCACGCGCCACCAGCGCGGCTACGATGCGGCCTGGGTCGCCGTGCGCAGGCAATTCATCGTCGCCAAGACGATCGAGGCCGCGGCCGCCGGCGCAGCGCTGTTTCCAATTTGCGAATTATGCCGCCAAACAGTGGAAAAAACGCGCGAAATCCACGTTGATCACGTGCGGCCGTTCCGGGGCCTGGACGATCCCCTGCGGCTGGACCCCGCGAACCTGCGCATCACGCATTACCGTTGCCACATGCGCGCCACGGCCCGCGCCCGCAGCACTGCGGCCGCCGGCGCGGTGCCCCCTTCCCCTTCTAGCGGGGGTGGGGGGGTCGGTTTCCCGGCCACCTGCCCCGGGGACCGTTGTTGACCCCAAACGCATTTTTCGAGTGAAAATCAGAGTTTTGGCCGGCCCGAGCCGGCAGCCTTGAAAGAACCTGCCTTGCATGCCCGGCAACCTGCACTCCGGCCGACCGAAGTCCGCCGCCGCCCTGGCCGCGGCCGCCGTGCCCATGCCCGGCGAGCTCCTCATGCCCAAGGGCATGCTCAAGGAGGAGAAATGGCTGTGGCACCTGGTCGTCGAGAGCTTCCGCGACGCCGGCATCCTGGCGGCGATCGACGCCGCGCTGCTGCGGAGCGCCTGCGAGCTGTGGAACCTGTACCGCAAGGCCTTTAAAATCGCCAAGCGCGATCCCACCGACAAGGACGCCCGCATCGCCGTGACGAACTATTGGCACGCCTTCGAGACCGCGGCCTCGCGGCTGGGAATGAACCCGCTCGATCGCTCGCGACTGCGGCCCGTGACCGACCCGAAGAAATCCGGCATCAAGGCCCGCCGCCGCACATGAGCGCACGCAAACTCACCACGAAGATCGACTCGCTCACGCGGCGTTGGATCCGCAACGCCGCCGACGAGCGCGCCGCGGCCCGCGGCTTCCGCTTCGACGAAGCGCGCGTCGAGAACGCCGAGGGCACGGGCGTGGTCGACTTCATCCAGCAGCACCTCTGCCTCTACGAGGGAGAGTACGCCGGCCAGCCGGTGCGCTTGATGGATTGGCAATACGAGCTGCTCGCGCGGCTGTTCGGCTGGTGCCGGCTCGAACCGGAATGGAAGCGGACCTGCCGGCGCTTCCGCAAGGCCGGCATCTGGATCCCGAAGAAAAACGGCAAGTCGCCGACGATCGCCATGATCGGCCTCTATTTGCTGGTGGCCGACGGCGAGCAGGGGCAGAAGATTTTCAGCGCCGCCAAGGACGGCCAGCAGGCCAAGATCTCCCACACCCACGCCATGAAGATGGTGGAGATGAGCCCCCTGCTGCAGGCCGAATGCTCGGTCAATCATTCCAGCGGACGCATCGTCCACCATCCGACCAACTCGGTCTACGCGATCCTCAGCGCCGACAACATCACCGGCCAGGAGGGGCTCAACGGCTCGGTGATGATCGACGAGTGCCACGTCGTCGACGCCCGCCTGGCCAAGGTCATCGAATACGCCGGCGCCAGCCGCGCGGAGCCCCTGCAGGTCGAAGCGTCCACGGCGGGCAACAATCCGCAGGGCTACGGCAAGCGCCAGTTCGACTATGGCCAGGCGGTCAACGAGGGCACGCGCGACGACGACCGCTTTTTGTACCTCTACTACGGCGCCGCCCAGGATGCCACCGACGGCCAGTGCGCCACCGCCGAGGTGCAGGCCGCCGCCAATCCGGCCCTGGGCCAAATACTGAAGGCCTCCGAGCTGATGGACGCCTGCCGGCGGGCCGAGAAGTCGCTGGCGGATTTCGCCGCCTTCAAGATGTACCGCCTCAACATCTGGCAGGCCTCGGCCAATCCCTGGCTGAAGCAGGACGACTGGCGGCGCTGCGCGCGGCGATTCACGCTCGACGACCTGGCCGGCCGCGACTGCCACCTGGGGCTGGACCTGTCGAAGACCCGCGACATGACGGCCCTGGTCTTGATGTTCCGCGACGAGGAGACGGGCATCTTCCAGCAATGGCCCGAGTTCTGGTACCCGGAGGAGGCGGCCCGCGCAAACGCCCACCTGGCCGAGTATCCCCAGTGGCACAGCGACGGCTTCCTCCACTTTTGCGCGGGCCGCACGATCGATCAGCGCGACGTCGAGGCCCGCGTCAAGGAGCTGGCCGAGACGGTCTCCATCCGCTCGATCGTCTACGACCCCATGTACGCCGAGGAGCTCACCAAGACGCTGGCCGAGGACCTGGGCGTCGAGCGCGTCGAATTCAAACAGACCATCCTGCATTTCGCCGCGCCCACGGCCGACTACGAGCGGCTGCTGGTGGACGAAAAGCTCCTGCACCCCGACCATCCGATCCTCAACTGGCAGGCCGGCCACGTCCAGGTCGTCTGCGACCGCAACGCCAACAAGCGGCCGGTGAAGCCGCCCTCCGACGACCATCGCAAGATCGACGGCATCGTCGCCGGCATCATGGCCCTCCGCGCCGCCACGGCCGACGGCCTGGGCGTGAGCGAGTACGAGCGCGCCGGCGTCCTCTACGCCGACGACCTGTTGGAAGGCAAACCCGCCGAGGCGAATCCCGAATCCCGAAATCCCACGCAGGAAGAGCCGTATGATCCCGACGCGTTTGAGACCTGGTAAGGAAGCGCTACCCGACGCCCTCTTGGCCGCCGGCATGGGCCTGATCGTGGCCGCGGCCGCCATGCTGCACCTGGCCCTGGGGCTGGCGGCGGCGGGCGCCGCCTGCGTCGCCTTGGCCCTGGGCATCGCCCGCCAGTTGGAGCGCGAGCGGAACGAGCCGCGAGACTGAACTCACCACGGAGACACGGAGAGCACGGAGAAAGGAAAACAGGATGGGAAAGGGAAGCAAGCGGCGGCCGATGCAGGTCAGCGGCGAACAGTTCGCCCGCAATTGGGAGGCGGCCTTCGCCAAGACGCAAGCCGCCGCCGCGAAGCCGTGCGGCCGGAAGCCGCGGCCCGCGGCAAAGCGCTGGCCGCGCATGTCGCCGCGGGGAACCGGCCAAGAGCTGTGCGTGCGCCTCGACGGCCGGGCCGCCGTGCGGCGGGTGCCGATGGTCGACGGCCCGGCCCACTGGCGGGCGCTGGAGGCGGACGCGGCGGGCGTTTTGCGGCCGCTTTTTCCCTGGAGCCACCAAAGCCTCATCCTGGCCCAGCGGGACTGCGACCGCCGCGTCCCGTTTGAAGCCAAGAGCGAAGACCCAAGAAAGGACCCCGCAGCATGAACCACGATCCCGACGCGGAAGGCTGCCGCGGCGTCGGCAACGACGCCGGCGACATCGGCCAATCCGGCGACGGTGGCCGCGGCGGCGGCCGCTTCTCCCTGTATTGGAACGTCGACGTCATCACGGCGATCGTCGGGCAGGCCGACATCTACGTCAGCCACCAGCTTTCCGGGCCGTTCTGCGGCTTCGACGTGGCCGAGGACGTGGCCCGCGACTTCGCCGCCAAGCCGGGCGTGCTCATGGTGCAGATCAAGCCGGCGGTGCCGAGGGAAGAAGTGAACCCGGCGCAGAGCCGCGAAGAGGGGGATAAGGATGCCCGCATCGAAGCGCTCTTCTACGCGGCGGCCGCCGATCGCAGCGTGGCTCCGATCCTCAAGCATTATCTCGATCGGCTCGGGCTCTGGAAAAAGTACGAAGACCGCTTTCTCGATCTCTTCTCCCGCCGCGCCTCCGGGCCTCCGCGGAAGGACCTGCCATGACGACCGCCCCGGAAACCAAAACGCTCCCCACCCCCTTTCCCTATTTCGGCGGCAAGGGCCTGATCGCGGCGAAGGTTTGGAAACGCTTCGGCCGGGTCCGCCGCTACGTCGAACCCTTCTGCGGATCGGCTCGCGTGCTCTTCGCCCGGCCGGAGCCGATCGACGGCATGGAAATCGTCAACGATCTGAACGGCTGGCTGACGAATTTCTGGCGCTGTGCGAAGCTGCACCCCCGCGCGCTGGCCCGGGCGCTGGACTATCCGGTCTCGGAGCTCGACCTGCACGCCCGCGGCGATTGGCTCTTCTACCGCCGCGGCGTGGCGGCGTGGATCGAGTGGCTCCGCGGCGGCCCGGACCGCTGCGACGTCCGCAGCGCCGCCTGGTGGTGTTGGGGCCAGTGCTCCTGGATCGGCTGCGGCTGGGGGCAGGCCAATGCAAACGCCGCCGGCACGGCGCTGCGGCGCATGAAGCCGAATCTTCATCGCGGCAGCGGCGTCCATCGCAAAAATCCGCACGTCGCCCACGACCTGGGCGTGCACCGCAAAATGCCCGAGCTTTGCTGCGGCCGCGGCGTGGCCCGGCAGATTCCCAACGTCGGGGGGGGGGGGGGGGTATACTCCGCAAGACCCTCCCTATCTTTAGCCGCGCCGAAATGCTTTGCCAGTACCTCGCCCACATCGCGGCCAGGTTGGAGCGCGTGCGGATTTGCTGCGGCGATTGGCGGCGGGTGGTCACGCCCGCCTGCCTGCACAGCTCCGCCGGCGACCGCAGCGCTACGGCCGTCTTCCTCGATCCGCCCTACGGCGCAACGGACCGCGACAGGGGCCTCTACGGCTCCCACGACTCGCTCACCGTGGCCGAAGAGGTGCGCCGCTGGTGCCGCACCGCGGGCCGCGACCGCCGGCTGCGGATCGCTTTGTGCGGCTACGCCAGCGAAGGGCACGAGGCCCTGGAGGCCCACGGCTGGCGCGTCTTGCGGTGGAAGGGGCCGGTGGGCTTCTCCCGCGGCCGCAACCAAAACCGCCGGCGGGAACGCATCTGGTTCTCGCCTGGCTGCCTGAAACCCTGAGAACGAGAAAACGTCGCCAATTGGCGACGCCCGCCTCCGCCCCCAATCCCGGCGCGACCTCCATCCTGCAACTCTGATCCTTTCCCTGGTGACTTATGTTGGCGCGCGCCCTGAGCAGCTTCCTTCCCGATCGGCGGAGCTACACCGACTTCGGCCCCCTCTCGGATTTCTGGTACAACCCGGTAGGCACCAGCAGCTCCGCCGGCGTCTGGGTGAAGCCCGACAACGCCATGGCGGTGGCGGCGGCCTTCGCCTGCATCCGCCTGCTCTCGGAGATCATGGGCGCGCTGGACCTGAAGATCTTCGCCATCGACGGCGCCAGGGAGGTCCCCGCCCCGGATCATTATCTCTGGGACGTGCTCTACAAACGGCCCAACCGCTGGCAGACGCCCATGGAATGGGAGGAGATGGGCATGGCCCACCTCTGCCTCCGCGGCAATTTTATCTGCCACGTGATCTTCAACGAGGAGGGACGGATCGAGCTGGTGCCGCTGAACCCCGACCGCGTCGAGATCAAGCAACTGGCCAACCGCACGATCCAATACATTTACCAGCCCAAGCTCGGCGCCAAGGTCATCTACAGCGCGGCGGAGATCTTCCACGTCCGCGGCATGAGCCTCGACGGCGTCACGGGCGTGTCGGTGTTGGAGTACGCCAAGAACGCCGTCGGCCTGGCGCTGGCCGAGGAGACGCACGGCGCGGGCCTGTTCAAGGGCGGCCTGGTGCCGCCGATCTGGATCAGCCGTCCGCAGGGCTCGAAGTTCGGCGACGAGGCCAAACGCAATTTCCGCCAGGGATGGCGGCGGCTGCACGGCGGCGCGGAAAACAGCGTCAACCCGCCGATCCTCCAGGACGGCATGGAGATCCACGAGCTGGGCCTCTCGCACCGCGACGCCCAGTGGCTGGAATCCAGGACGTTCCAGGCGGTGGAAATCTGCCGCTTCTTCCGCGTCCCGCCGCACATGATCGGCATCACCGACCCCAGCCCCAAGGCGAACGTCGAGCAGATGTCCATCGAGTTCGTCCGCTACACGCTGGGACCCTGGGCGACGCGCTGGTGCCAGTCGATCGACCGCGACCTGATCGACGAGCCGGAAAAGTACCGGGCGAAGGTCAACCTCGACGATTTGCAAAAGGCCTCGCAGAGCGAGCGCTACTCGGCCAACAACGTGGCCATCCAGGGCGGCTGGCTCACGGTCAACGAGGTGCGGGCGTCGGAGGGCCGCGATCCGATCGCCGGCGGCGACACGCCCCGCTATCCCACGAACATGCAGCCGGCCGGCGGCGGCCCCGACTGGAACGAGCAAGGCGGCCAGCCGGGCAAGGGATCTCCGAAGGGAAAACCGGCGGCGGTGCCGACCGAAGAGGAGGAGGAAGCCGAGCCGACGAAGCGGGAGAAGCAGCGGGCCGACGATAAGAAGCGCCGCAAGCAGGAGAAGAAGAAGCAAAAGGCGCAGACCGCTTTCGGCGTCTTGCTGGACGACGCGGCCGCCCGGCTGGCCGCCGCCGAGATCCGCGGCCTGGAGCGCCGCGCCGAGCGGGCCGCCGAAGACCCGGCGAAATGGCGAGCGTTCCTGAACGAGTTCTATGCGGAGCACTGCGTCTACGCCTGCAAGGTACTCCACCCGATCGCCATGGCGTGGCACCGCCAGACCGGCCTGAGCATCGAGGTCAATCCCCGCGCCAATTATCCCTCGGTCGGCGAGCTGAGCGCACCCGGCGCCGACGTGGCCGCCGTGCTGGACGGCTGGCGCTCGACCCGCGCTAGCGAGATTTCCATCGCCCTGCGATCCGGTCTTTTCCTCGAATCCACCCTCTAAGACCCTAAGGACTCATTGCCATGCATCGCTACGACGCCATACTCGCCGCCTTCAACAACTCGATCTGGCCCATCCTGCCCGAGAAGATGGACGCGCTGGTCGCCCTCCTGGAAGTCAAGGCCGCGGGCCTTGCCATCGACGCCGCCACCGTGGAGCGGGTCGCCGCGCAGAACCGGTCCGCAAGCCGCGCCCAGGTCACCCGCAGCGTCGCCGTGTTGCCCGTCTGCGGCGTGATCTGCCAGCGCATGGACCTCATGTCGGAATTCTCCGGCGGCTGCTCGACCGAGCGATTGGGAAAGGATCTCGACGCCCTCTTGAAGGACGACGAGGTCGGCTGCATCGTGCTGGACGTCGATTCGCCCGGCGGCAATTACTGCGGCACGCCCGAGCTGGCCGAGAAGATCTTCCAGGCCCGCGGCCAAAAGCCCATCGTGGCGGTCGCCAACAGCATGGCCGCCTCGGCGGCCTACTGGATCGCTTCGGCCTGCGACGAGCTGGTCGTCACGCCCAGCGGCGAGGTGGGCTCGATCGGCGTGCTGGCCGTCCACTACGACCGCTCGGCGGCCAACGAAGAGGAAGGGGTGAAGCCGACCTACGTGACCTACGGCAAGTACAAGGCCGAGTTCAACCCCGACAACCCGCTTTCCGACGAGGCCCTCAAGGAGTTGCAGAGCCGCGTGGACGACGCCGGCGAGACGTTCATCAAGGCGGTGGCCAAGCAGCGGGGCTGCTCGCAAACGAAGGTCCGCGAAGAGTTCGGCCAAGGCAGAATGTGCCTGGCGGCCGAGGCGGTCCGCCGCGGCATGGCCGACCGCGTGGACACGCTGGAAGCGACCGTCGCCCGCCTCTCCGGCGCGCGGAAGGCCAAAACCGGAAAGGCCAAGGCCGCGGCCGAGCGGCAGCGGCTGGCCCTCGAGCGCTTCCGCTAATCTAATCCCCAACCCCCGATTCCGAATCCCTGCTCCCATGATCCTCGACGTTTACACCGTCGCCTACAACGAGGAAGAGCTGCTGCCGGAGTTCCTCCGCCATTACGCCTTCGCCCGGCGGATCGTCGTCTACGACAACCAGTCCGGCGACCGCACCGCCGCCATCGCCGCGGCCGATCCGCACGTGGAGCTGCGCAGCTTGGCCACCGGCGGCAAGTACGACGAGGGCGCGCAAATGGACGTGCGCAACAACGCCTGGCGCGAGTCCGACGCCGATTGGGTCTGCATCGTCGACGTCGATGAGCTGGTGGACTGCCGGCCGCTGGCGGGGCTGGCTCCCTGGGAGGTCGCCTGGCGCTGCGCCGGCCGCAACATGGTGGGCAGCGACGGCCAGCCCTTCAGAACGATTCGCCGCTACGTGCCCGCCTCGCTCTCCGCGGGCCTGACCGAGATGCGTTACGACAAGGTGTCGGTCTTCTGCCCGCGGATCGCCGCCATCAATTACGCCCCCGGCATGCACACGGCCGATCCGAGCTGCCCGACGCTGAAGAACCCCCGCCTCATTCTCCGCCATTATTGCCACCTCGGCGAAGAGTGGACGATCCGCCGCTTCCGCCGCTGCACCTACCGCATGAGCCAGCGCAATTGCTGGATGGGTTGGGGGCGGCAGTACCTTTTGAGCGACGAGGCGATCCGCCGGGAGCACCGGCGGCTCTTGGCCGCCTCCGTGGAGGACAGCGAGCTATGATGCCGGAGACCCGCTTGGCCCACGCGCCCTCGTTCACGCTGGCCGGCCAGTGGTGCCACCTCATCGACATCACCAACCACTGTCCGCAGGCCTGCATCTATTGCACGCGCTACGAGCGGCACTACCGTGGCGACCAGCTTTTCCACATGACGCTCGCGCAAATCGAACAGGCCTTGCGGGCCTACGAAGGCGTCCCGGGCGGCGTGGGCATCATCGGCGGCGAGCCCCTGGTGCATCCCCAGTTCGCCGAGATTTCTGCCTTGTGCCGGCGGTACTTTCCGCGCGAAAAGCTGCATCTCTTCACGGCCCTGATGCCGCGGGCCAAATGGCAGGAACACCGCGATCTCATCGCGCAAACGTTCGGACACCTCAATGCAAACGAGCACACGCCGCAGCAAAGGGCCCTTTGCAGGCACCAGCCCACCACGCTGGCCGTCGGCGAGGTCTGCGACGAGGCGACCGCCAAGGAGCTGATCGACCGCTGTTGGGTGCCGCGGGCCTGGTGCTGCACCGTGAACCACAAGGGCGCCTTCTTTTGCGAAGTGCTGGCGGCCATGGACGTCTTGCTCGACGGCCCGGGCGGCTGGCCCGTGCAGGCCGGCTGGTGGCGGCGCACGCAGTCCGACTGCCGCGGGCAGCGCGACCGCTATTGCCGCCTCTGCTCGATGTGCCTGCCGCTTCAGCGGCAATTGATGACCGAGGGCAAGGAGAAATTCACGCCGGGCCTGTTGCAGCTCTACCGCGAGCACAACCTGACGCGGCTTTCCGCTTCCGATGTGACCGTCGTCGATTTGAAGATGACCGCCCAGGCGGTCGCAGCGATGAAACCCGGATGGGAGCCGTGGGCCTACACCGTAGCGCGGGAAAGCAAGTGAAAGAGCATCTCGTTTACCTGCCGAGCAACCGCGGCCGGATCGCCGCCGACCTCTGGGGCCCGGATCGCACCTACGACGTGGCGATCAACGACTACACCGGGACCGCCCGTCCGGACGGCCCGGAATATTCCTTCGCGCTTGTGGGCCACAAGTGGCCGGTCATCGCGGCGCTCGCGGAACTGTTCAGCCGATACGAAGCGGTTTGTTTTCTCGACGACGACGTCGAGATCGACACCGCGCGGCTCAACGGCTTGTTTCGCATCGGCCGGGTCCTCGAACTGAACCTCTGGCAAGCGGCCCTCACCCGCGACAGCGTCGGCACCCACCCGCCGCTCTTCCAGGCCCCGGGGTCTTACGCCCGGGCGGTGCCCGTGGTGGAAATCATGATGCCCGTCTTCAGCCGCGCCGCGCTGGCGGTTTGCCAGGAGAGCTTCTGCGAGTCCGAATCGGGCTACGGCCTCGATTTTTGGTGGCCGCACCTTTTGCAGCATCAATACCTGGCGGTGATCGATGCCATCCCGGCCCGCCACCGCCGCCCCATCGGATCGGCCGGCTGGAAGCTCGCCAACGGCCTGACGCCGCAGGAGGAGTGCCGCCAACTGGTGCGCAAGTACAACCTTCGTCCCCCGTATTATTGGAGAGCCATCCCATGACGGCCACCCCGAAGCCGCGGATCGGCGCCTGCGTCCTCCGCGAGCTTTTCCGTGCCGAGCGTCGGCTGCCGATCGGCCCGACCCGCTCGCGTTTCGTCCCCCGGCCGCGGCCGGCGCTTCCCCTGGAGGACAAGCCCGGCGGCTGCCCGCCGATCCGCACCCTCTGACCAGGCGTCACCGCCGTTATTGCCGGTTCCGGCCGGAGAACCGGACCGCCGGCGGCGGGGAAAAGTCTTCGCGGGCCGTTTGACCGGCGCCCCGTTGTAGCCCATACTTCGGCTGCTGGAACGGGAGCCCTCACGCTGCGGCGGCCGGCCCCGGACCGATCAGAGCCTCGATTCTCCACGCTACGGCGGTTGAACGGGCGGTTTCTGAAAAACCCCACCATTCAACATTCTCTGGAGAATCCGCCATGAATTGGCGCATCAAGCGTCTTCACGACCGCCGCGCGGCCCTGGTGAAGCAGTCCGAGGCGATCCTGGAAAAGGCCGCCAAGGAAGACGACCGCGAGCTTTCGGCCGAGGAATCGGCCGCGATCGAGAGCAACCGCAGCGAGCTGGAGAAGCTCGCCGCCAGCATCAAGCGGGAAGAGGACCTGCAAGCCTTCGCCGCCTCCGGCCAGGTCGTTGCCGTCGATGGCCCGCTGCAAACGGCCGGCCCGCTGGCCGGCAGCGTGCGGCCGGCCTTCGCCGAGGACCCCCGCTGCGGCTTCAAGTCGCCGCGCGAGTTCCTCATGGCCGTTTTGCAGAATAGCGACGGCCCCTCGACCGCGGCCCGCGACGAGCGGCTGCGGTTCCTGGCCGCCGCCGGCTCCGACGAACAGGGCGGCTACGCCGATCCCTATGGCGGCTTTCTTGTTCCCACCGGCTTCGCCCCCGACTTCCTGCAGTTGCAGCCGGAGGACGATCCGATCAGCTCGCGGGTGACGAACATCCCCATGACCTCGCCCCGCGTCGAGATCCCCGCGCGCGTCGACAAGGACCACACCACCAGCGTCAGCGGCGGCCTGATCGTCACGCGGCGATCGGAGACCCAGTCGCAGAACGCCAGCCGCATGCAGATGGAAAAGGTCGTCATGGCGGCCTACAGCCTCTTCGGCCTGGCGTACGCCACCGAAGAAATTTTGACGGACAGCCCCATCAGCTTCGTCAAAATCCTGGAGGCCGGCTTCCGCGACCAGTTCACCTATCGGCTCACCGACGAGCGGCTCAACGGTACGGGCGTCGGCGAGTTCGAGGGCATCATGAATTCGCCGGCCATGATCCAGGTCGCCAAGGACACCAACCAGGCGGCCGCCACGGTCAGCTCGACGAACGTCATCAACATGCGGTCGCAGTGCTGGCACTACGATCGGGCGATCTGGCTGGCCAACCACGACTGCCTGCCGCAGTTGATCCAGTTGGCCATCCTCAGCGCCAGCGGTTTCCCGATCTCGATCTACCATCCCGCGCTCACGGAGGACCGGCCCGACATGCTCTTGGGCCGCCCGATCGTCTACACGGAGTATTGCCAGTCCTGCGGCACGGCCGGCGACCTGGTCTTGGCCAACTGGGCCGAGTACCTGGAAGGGACCTACGAGCAGATGCAATCGGCCGCCAGCATCCACGTCCGCTTCGTCAACCACGAGCGGACCTTCAAGTTCTGGCTCCGCAACGCCGGCAAGGGCTGGTGGCGCTCGCCGCTGACGCCGAAGAATTCGACGAAGAAGCTCTCGCCGTTCGTCACCCTGGCCACCCGCAGCTAGGCCCCGTCGATCGTCCCCGCGCCGCTTGCGGCCTTGCCCCGCGCAGCCGCAAGCGGCCCTCCCGGCCCCTGACCTTTGAACCCCGACCTCTTTTCCGAGAGATTGCAAAATGGCCTCCCCTGAAAGTTCCCAGAAACTGCTCTCCCGCCTGCAAATGCTCGTCGGGCCGCACGTCCCCAGCGACACCAACGCCGACATCGCCAGCGGCCTGGGCTACGTCGATATGCGCGACGCCGACGCCTTCGCCGTCCTCGTGCAGCCCACCACCGTGGCGGTCAACTCCAACGGCGTGACGCGCGTCGAGATCGTCGCCGCCGTGGACACCAACGGCACCAACGCCCAGCAGATCAAGGACAGCGGCGCGCTGACGGTGAGCAATACCTCGTGGTATTACGCCACCGAGTGCCTGGCCGAGGAAATCGTGGAGATCGGCCGGGCGATGAGCCCCCCGCAAGCCCTCCGCTACGTGGCCGCGCGGATCACCTGCGACAACGGCAACAGCCGGGCCTCGACCACCTACGTGCTCGGCCTGGCCAAGCGGCAGTATCTGAACCTCACCGCCTCGCGGCTGAGCTGAGCCCGCAAGGAACCCCGGGATTGGGGCGGCGCGCCCGGATCGCTTGGCTGCGGCCGCGCGGGGCGCGCTGCCCCGATTTCCGCAGGGATTCCCGCATTACCAATCCCCAATCCCCAATCCCTCCCTTATGGTCCACATCTTCCAACCCGCTGAAGGCCCGGACCCGTCGGGCCGAAACGTCCTGATCGGCTTCCCCTACGGCGGCTCGCCGTGCATGAGCTTCGAGACGGCCCGCGCGCTTTACCGCGCCACCGAGCATCACCGCGGAGCCATCCTCGGCGCCATGGGCTCCTGGGGCAATTTCAATCAGCTCTTGGCCGCCGGCCTGAACATGGCCGGCCGCGGCGAGATCAGCCACCTGGCCTTTTTGCACAGCGACATCGCCCCGGAAATGTGGTGGGTCGATCGGCTCATGGAAGAGCTCGATCGGCTGGACGCCGACATGATCAGCGTCGTGGCGCCGATCAAGGACCCGCGGGGCGTGACGAGCTGCGGCATCGGCGATCCGGCCAATCCCTGGCATCCCCTGCGGCGCTTCACCATGCAGGAGATCTGGGAAGCGCTCCCCGAGACCTTCGACGCCGCGGCGGCCGGCTACCCCGCCTTTCCCCTGCTGCACAACGATGGCTGTTGGCTGGCCGACCTCCGCAAGCCGGTCTTCGCCGCCACCGACGCCGCCGGCGAGCTGCTGGCCAGCTTCGCCTTCCCCAAGCGCGTGATCCGCGACGCGACGGGAAAATTCGTCGCCGAGGGCGAAAGTGAAGATTGGTATTGGTCGCGCAAGCTCCACGAGCTCGGCGCGCGGACCTACGTCACCCGCAAGGTATCGCTGATCCACACCGGCACCTTCGACTACCCGAATGCAAACGTCTGGGGCACGTTCCACGACGGCGACGCCGACACCCGCCAGCGCTGGCAGCAATGCGACACCGCAAGCGTCCGGCCGAACGAACCGGAATAGCAAGGTCCTCGATCGCGTGATTTTCATCCTTTATCCTTAATCCTTCATCCTTGGTGCCGCGTGGATCCCTGGGGAACTTACGCCGCCGGATTCGCCGAGCCGCCCAGCGCGCGGTATTGCCGCACCGTGCCGGCCGTCGGCTACCCGGTGACGGTCGACGAGGTCCGCGCGCAGTGCGCCTTGGCCGGCAACCAGTGGGATGAGTACCTGGCCGGCCTCGTGGCGAAGGCGACCGACACGATCGAGCATCGCCTCAATCGCGCCCTGCTGACGTCGACGTGGACCGCCTCGCTGGACGCCTTCCCCGACGAGGTGCGGCTGGAGATGCTGCCGGTCACGGCCGTGACGCAGGTTTTCTACGTCGACTACAACGGCGACAACCAGATTCTGCCGGCCAACCAATACCAGGTCGACATCTCCAGCCCCGACCGCGTTTGCAGGATCCGGCCGGTGTGGGGATTGATCTGGCCCATCACGCGCGTGGGCACCTTCAACGCCGTGGTCGTCACCTTTACGGCCGGCTACGCGGCGCCGGACCAGGTGCCCCCGGCCGTGCGCCACGCGATCTGCCTGTTGGCCGCGCACTGGTTCCGCCAGCGCGAGCCGGTCTCCAGCGACGTGGTCAACCAGGTGCCCATGACGATCGACTGGGTTTTGCAAAGCGGCGACAGCGGGAATTACGCCTGAAAATGAATCGAAGAATGACCACGGAGACACGCAGAACACGGAGCGGAAAGCAAAGAGAGAGTGAACGCCTTTCCCTTTCCGTCTCTGCTCCGCGCCCTCCGTGTCTCGGTGGTGAGTTTTGCCCCTTATGAAGCTGATCCCCGCCGGCAGAATGCGACACTGGGTGACGATCCAGGCCCCCGGCCAGTCGGCCGCCGACCAGTTCGGCGCCACGGTCGAGACCTACACCGACGTGGGCCACGTGCCCGCCGAAGTGCTCGATCTCGGCGGCACCGAGTTGTGGCGGGCGCAGCAGGTCCATGCCGAGGGCACCGTGCAGGTGCAGCTCTGGTATTTCAGCGGCCTGACGCCGGCCTACCGCTTCCTCTTCGGCACCCGGGTGCTGAACATCCTCCACGTATGCAACGACGTGGCGAACCGGCAGATGCAATGCGTCTGCAGGGAGCGCCTCGAACCCCAGGCGGCCGCCTGATGGCAGACACGCAGACGATCAACGCCGGGCCGGTGACCGTGAAAATCAGCGGCCTGGAAGAGGCCCGCTACCTGATGCGCGACTTCCCCGCGCGGCTGGAGCGCAAGGTGCTGCGCGGCGCCCTGAACAAGGCGGCCGTCCCGGGGATCGCCGCGGCGCGCTACGAGGCCCGCAAGCACTCCGAAGCGCGGTCGCGCCCCTATCCCCATCTCGACGAGACGATCGGCAAGCGCGGCCGGACCAAGACCTCCGCCGGCACGATCACCGTATCGGTGATGGAAGTCGAGGGGATCGCCCACGGCTGGTTCGTCGAGCACGGCCACCGCATGGTCGTGGGCGGCACCGTGATGCGCCTGAACGGCCGCGCCGCCGGCATCGAGGCCAAGAGCAGGTACTACTGCTGGGTGCAGTACCTCGGCACGCAGAGCCGCTACCGGAAGCTCCGCAAGGCCGGCACGATGCAGCGGAAGGCCTTCGGGCAGCGGGGCCACGGGACGATCACCGGCCAGGTCCCGCCGCATCCCTGGATCTCAATCGCCTTCGACCGCTCGTCCGCGGAAATGACGGCGATCTTCGAGCGGCAAACGCTCGCCGGCGCCGCGCGCGAGTTTCTCAAAGGCAATCCCGCCCCCGCAGGAGCCGCCCCGTGAGCCTGCCGCAAGCACGCCTGGTCGCGCAACTCAAAACGCTCGCCGCGGTGACCGAGCTGATCGGCTCGGCGATCTTCCCCATGATCGCCCCCCAAGGCACGGCCTATCCGCACCTGGTTTACCAGGTCCTCAGCGACACGCCCGTCAACTCGGCCGGCGGCGCCACGCCCACCTCGAACATGAAGATCCGCGTGGCCGCGCTCTCGCTGGCCAGCGGCGGCCAGTCGGCCTACGCGGCGGCCTGGGCCCTGGCATCGGCGGTGCGCGGCGATTGCGCGGTTTCGGAGCCCAGCGGAATCTCCGGGTGGCGCGACCCGGCCGGATCCATCTGGCACCTCGAGGACTGCTTCGACGAGATGGGCACGATCGTCTCCGGCAGCGACACCTTCGACGCCTACGTCTGCAACCTCGTTTTTTCCGTCTGGTACACCGTCGATCCACCGAGCCCCTAGCACGCGAGCCCCACCATGACCGCACCGCTCAACTACGCCTTCGACACGAATTCCGCCGTCGCCATCGGCACCGCCAGCGTCGGCATGCTCACCGAGTTCCACCACGCCAACCAACGGGCCTCGACCAAGACCAGCGGCGTGGGCGTGACGGCCAAAACCTTCCGCGGCGGACGGAACAACCAGACCCTCACCGTAGGCTTCCTGGGATCGAAATGCCCCGCTCCGGGCACCGTGCTGGCGCTGGCCGCCGCGCTGACCGACGGCGGGAGCTATTCCTATCCGGCGGTGGGGCTGACCCAGGTCCGCGTCAGCGGCCGGAAGGACGGCACGATCGAGGGCTCGCTGACCGGCCGTCCGGCGCCCGCCTCGCTGGTGACCACCGTCAGCGAGGCCGAAATCACCGACGTGAGCTTCAACGGCTCGACGTGCAGCTTCACGCCCAGCGGCGGCAGCGAGGTGACGTTCGGCGGCGCGCCCCGCTCGCTCAATTCGATGACCTACGAGGGCACCTGCGCCGAGAGCGAGAACACCGGCGCGGGCGATACGGATGTCGTCGTCACTCCCGGCATCCCCGATGAGACGGTCACCCTGGAGGTTGAGGGCAGCAAGACGCTGACCGAGGGCAGCGTGGGCCCCTTGGTCTGCGACTGGAACGACGGCGGCACCCTGGGCACCTGGGACTTCGCCGAGCTGATCAGCGCCAAGGACGGCGGCAACGAGGACGGCGACATCACCACCGAGTACACCTTCAAGCGCCGCAAGTCGGCGACGGCATGAAGTTTTCAGTTTGAAGTGTTCAGTTTGAAGTGTTCAGGCTGAAAACTTCAAACTTCAAACTGAACGCTTCCAACTGAAAACCGCAAATTTCCAATCCCCGGAGGGCTCCATGGACCTGGCCGAAATCCTCGAAGGGCTCGACGACCGCCAGCTCGTCGCCGTGCCCACGCCCGAATGGCCCGAACTGGACGGCCGGCTCTTCGCCCGCAAGTTCTGCGGCCTGCTGCGCGCCCGCTACTACGCCGCCATGCGGCAGTACGGCGCCACCAGCGGCGCCGACTTCGTCGCCCTGGTCGTGGCCTGCGGCACCGTCGACGGCGACGGCCGGCCGGTTTTCGAGCCGGAGCAATACCTGTGGATCCGCGGCAAGGACGCCGACGCCCAGGATCGGCTGGCCGCCGAGATCGACCGCCTCAACGTGCTGAGCTGCAAGGCGCAGGAGGAATTATCAAAAAACTCCGCGGCGCCTGGGAACTCCGCCGCCTGATGGCGGTGGCCCGCGCGATGGGCCGCTCGCTGCGGGAGACGGTGGAGTACCTGGGCGCGGAGCTGCCCCTATGGGAGGCGGAATACGACATCAGCCCCTGGGGCCCCGAGCGCGAGGACCTGAACGCCTGGAAGCTGGCGACGGCGATCCACGGCACGCGCAACCAACGGCCGCCGCCCTTTGCGCTGTTTGATCGGACGCGCCCGCCGCGGCCCGCCCGCCAGCCGGCCGCCGAATCGAAAGAGCATCTCGACCGCGCCGCCGCCACCTGGCCGGGGGCGACGAAGAGTTAGAAGTCTGAAGTGTGAAGTTTTCGGTTCCACACTTCGCGATTCAGACTGCACACTTCAACCTGAAAACTTCACACTCCCATGGGCACGCAAGCCACCATCCGCTTCGACCTGGTCGCCAACACGGCGCAGATGGGCGCGGGCCTGGCCGCCGGCGAACAGCGGCTCGGGCAGTTCGCCCGTCGGGCCCGCAGCGCGATGGCGGGCGGCGGCGGCGGAGGAGGAGGATTTTCGGGCGGCGGCGGGGGCGGCGACCTCGGGCTCCGCGCCGGCATCGGCCAGTTGGCCGGCATCGCCGGCGGCGGCGCCGGCGAGCTGCTGGCGATGGGCAGCACGGCGGCGGCCGCGCCGATCGCCGCGGCGGTCGGCGCCTTCGCGCTGAGTCAGAAATTCGCCGGCGAGGCGCGGGCCATCCACCAGCAGTCGCAGGCCTTGGGCGTCAGCGTCGAGACCTACCAGCTCTACGGAGTAGCGGCGCAGCGCGCCGGGGTGGAGACGGGGACCTTCACGGCGGCCATCGAGCGGCTGCGGAACAAGGCCGCCGAGGCGATCAACGGCGACCAGGGCGCGCGCGGTTTTTTCCGCGGCCTGGGGATCGAGACGCAGCGGCTGGAAACGATGGGCACGGAGGAAATTCTCGAGCAGACCGCCAAGGGCATCGATCGGCTCAGCGGCGTCTCCCGGGCCCGCGCCGAGATCACCGCCTTCGGCCGCGCCGGCGCGCAGCTCGATCCGGTGCTCCGCCAGGTCGCCAAGGGCGTCGACGGCATGACGCTGAGCTTCCGCGACGTCAAGAACCTCGAGACGGAAAAGGTCGGCTTCCAGCGCTTGGGAGTGGCGATCGAAAAGGCCTGGTCGGGGGGCCACCAGATGGTCGCCGAGATCGGCCGCGGCGTGGCCGGCTGGTGGCGGGGCGAGGGATTCTGGGCGCCGAACCTCCGCTACGACGCCGAGGTGGCGAAGCAGGAGGCCAAGGAAAAGGAGGCGCTGGCAAAACACGATTGGCAGGAGGCCGGCGCGCAGCGGATCGCCGGCCTGATGACGGCCCAGGAGAAATTCGACCAGGATGTCGGCATCCTCAACAAGATCCGCGACGCCCAGGGTTTCGACGCCGCGGACCAGGCCCGCAACGACATGTTTTGGCAGCGCGGGCTCAACGCGGCGTCCACGACGCTGCACGCGGCGCAGGCGCAATACAAGACCCCGGAGCAGCGGCTCCGCACCGCCCTGAGCGACATCAACGAGGCCTGGCAGAGCAAGCAGTTGACCGACCAGCAGGCGGCCCGCGCCGCGGTCATGGCGGAGCAGGAAGCGGCCGCCTCGCAGATGCCCTCCGGCCAGGCGGGCGCCTTCGACATCGATTCGGCCGAGGGCTACGCCGAGGTCATCGGCGCCGTCAATCGACAGCAATTTGCCCAGATCGCCCACGAGGGAATTTGGCCGATCTTGCAGCATACCCTGCCCCCGGCGCTCTTGGACCTGCTGCCCGGAAACCGAGGCTTTCAGCGGCAGCCCATCGCCTTTGACGGCAGACAATAGGTTTCAATCATGGCGGAAGACGAAGGCGAAGACGAAGGCGAAGACGGCGGATTGCAAGCGGCGCTGCTCTACTCCAACGTGACCGGCAACGTCCGCGCCGGCGGCCGCGAGCGGTGGAGCGAGGTTTGGCAAGTCTCGGGATTCGACCGCGCGTCGATGAAGTATCCGGAGATCTGGACCGCCGAGGGTCTGCCGGCGGTGGGCCAGGTTCTTACCTGCGAGAACTCGATCAACCCGGTGACCGGCGACCCGATGTCGCTCTACTACGTCGACGCCGAGCCGCTGGGCCTGGACCCGGAAAACCTCTTCAACATCCGCTTCACGCTGCAAGAGGACCCCGTGGGCTTGCCGCTGCACGTGAGCAAGTTCTCGATCCACAAGACGGAAGTCGCCTGGCTCGACCAAGCGGATAATATCATTGCCAACACGGCCGGCACGATCTTTCTCCCCGGACTGACGCGCAGCCGGGCGATCACCCGCCTGGAGGTGATCAAGCGCTTTGCTTTGGACGATTTCGGCGGCGTCGATATCGAATCGGTCGTCGACCATGTGAACGCGGCCGCGTGGGGCCCCAAGTGGACGGATGCCCAGGGCGACGCGCACACCTGGCCGGCCTACCCGGCCAAGACGGTCTACCTCGATGAGGTCCGCGCCCCGCAGGTCGACGAGCCCTATCCTCACGTGCAGGCGACCTTCATGTTTTTGATCGACAAGAAGATCGACAACTACACGGGCTCGCCCACCAATGGCCAATACGTCGGCTGGATCAAGCGGGTGCCCAACATGGGGCCCGTCTTCCGCGACAGCAACGGCAAGCTCCGCGCCATGACCGACGATTGGGACAATCCCACCGGGGCCCCGGGCCTTTTAGACAGCGGCGGCAACAAGCTGGCCACCGGCGCAGCGCCGCTGCTTTTGCCTTTTGAGCTCATCCCTTCCGCCGACTTCGGCGCGCTGGACCTGTTCGACAACTGAGCGGAAACAAAGAGCCAAACCCAAAACCGAAGACCCAAGACCATGCCCATTTCCGTCACCGCCCAATCGAACCTCACCATTGTCGAAACGCTCTCCCTGGACGTGCCCTTCGCCTCGGCGCCGGCGATCACGCACAACGGGCTGAACACCACGGCCAAATTCGCCGCCGCCACCACGCCGCCGGCCACGCTCTCGGCCGCCTTCGAGGCGACCTTGGCCGGCGGCTCCGCCTCGATCGACCTGACGGCGCTGGTCGGCACCAACGGCCTGGCGATCAACGCCGCGGGCCTGCGGCCGCGGGCGGTGAAGATTCAGAACCCGGCGGAAAACTCGCATCCGTTGACGATCGTCCCCGGCGGCAGCGGTTATCCGCTCCTGGGCTCCGCCAACACGACGCTCTATCCGGGCGACGAGGTGCTGTGGATCGCCGGCGACAGCAACAGCGTCCCGGCCATCAACGCCGCCGCCCGTCTCGTCGCCCTGGGCGACCAGGGCAACAACGGCGCCGAGACCCACAACTTCATGATCGCCTTCGGTTGATTTTCTTCCGCCAATCCCCAATCCCCAATCGCTAATCCCTAATCCCTCTCCCATGGAACAAGCGGACTACATGTCGTTGAGTCTCCGCGGCGGCGAGATCCTCGGCCGCCTGGAGGACGACATGCGCCAGAACGTGCAGCGCAGCCGCCCGGAGATGGATCAGCTCGCTTGGCCGATCCCGCGGCCGCCGACGACGATTTGGGCGCGCATCAGCGGCGTCGGCAATATCGACACCACCAGCGGCTCGCCGCCGTCGAGCCAACTCACGCAAGCGACCTGGAATCTTTGCTGCTACAACTGGACGGAGGTGATGCCGGACCCGGCAAACGCGGGCCAGTGGTGCGACAAGCCGGGCGGCCTCTCGTCGAGCCCGCAAAGCGGCGGCGTGATCGGCGACCCGGCCATCGAGCGCAACTTCAACATCTTCGTGCCCATCGGCGCCATTGTGGAGCTGGCGGCCGGCGCTCCGAACGCCGCGCTGGTGATCTCGCCCGCCGGCGGCGGCAGCGCGCGGCCGAGCATCGACTATTGGTTTTCATGCCTAAGCTGCGCCGCCGGCCAGGCGATGCACAACTGGCAAAAGCCCATCCCGGTGGGCGGTCCAAACGGCTGCGGCTGCGGACAGTTTGTCGTCGTGCAAAGGCCCCCTAGCTCGGCGGTCCCGAGCGTCACGCCGCCTTACGGCTGGCCGGTCGACCTTCCGCAAACGATCGCCGGCCAGTCCCCTCATTGCGACGCGAACCTGGTCGCCGGCGACGTCGTGTCGATGCAACTGCTGGGCGCTCCCTTTAGCTGGCAGAGCACTCGCTACGGCACCCTGAGCCTGGGCAACACCGGCGCCGACCCGTGGGCGGCCGAAGCCGTCTTTCCCTGCTACGCCGCCGCCTGCGACTACACCGACGGCCAGATCGGCGACGTGATCAAGCGCGTCGGGACCGGCACGATGCGGGCAGGCTGGGGACGGCGGGACGGGACCGCCAACAGCGTCGCCAACGGCGGCACCGGATTCAACGCCCTGCAAACCACGGCGGACGGCAGCAGCCTCTTTCTGGTCGCCGGCGGCACGGCCGACGCGATCAGCGACACCGGCAGCAAGAGCACCGAGGATTGCGCGGATACCCAGTCGCTCAACCAAGGCACCGGGGCGGCCGCGACGGTGCCGACCGGCGGCCACAACCACAATCTCACCGAGGCGGAGCGGCGGCC